ATTGCGGCTCGTCGAAATGGCCGACGCATTCGGTGCATTTTTTTGGGTCGATCACGTAGATTTCCGGGCCCATCGAAATTGCGTCGTTCGGGCACTCAGGCTCGCATACGTCGCAATTGATGCACTCAGACGTGATAATTAGTGACACTCTGCCCTACTTTTACCTTAATTTTCAAGAACTTAGCCGACCCTAGCTGAAGGTCGAACCGACGATTTCCAGACGATTCCTCACCTGTGTTGCACCACGTTTGCACAACCTGCAGCGCGCATCGCGAGTGTGGCTACAGCGTTACCGCCTACTGCACGCACACAACGCCTAGCGCTTTGCGCAAGCTACACGCTGAGCAAGCCATCTGATAGCACGAAACTGGCACGCCATCAAGTTTAGCGTGAATTTCGACTTTTCGCAGGAAGCCCCGTAATATCGACCCATAACAAAAATAATAAAAGGGTCGTAATGACAATAATAAAAAAAGCTAAAACGGCATACAACAGCCAGAAGGGCCACGCCAAAAGACGCGGAGTGGACTTCAAACTAACTTTCGAAGAATGGTTCGACTGGTGGCAGTCTACCGGCCACTATCAAGAACGCGGGAGAAAGAAAGACTGCTACGTGATGGCACGCCACAACGATAGCGGCGCTTATGAGTTGGGGAATATTTACTGCTGTACTGTGCAGGAGAATGCGCGGACGAGTAATAAGCTCAATCCGCGCACGATCAGCAAGAAGGCGCGCGATGCTGCTACTGCCGCCAATACTGGCCGGACGCATAGCAAGACATCGCGGGATAAGATGAGCGCCAGTCAGTCCAAATGGACAAGAAAACCGGCGCAGTTTGAAAAGATGGTCGAGACTAGACAGGCGAACAAAAGTGGTGAGCGAAATCCCTTGCGAACTGCTTCTCGCCGATCGTGATACGAATGCAATACGCCGGATCTTCGTCGGTTTCTTCTAGTTCGCACTGGTAGCTTCCGAAGGCACTTAAAAGCCAGTCCTCGTATTGCGCGACGACAACTTCCGCTTCTTTACGGTCGTTTCCTAGCTCTGCAAAGAATTCAAAGCCGTCGAAGTCTGCGTATTGTTTCCAAGCGAGCTTGTTCATGCTGCACCTCGGAATGGCAACGAAAGGTCATCGACAGGTGCAAATTTCAATTTGAACAGGACGATATGGGAGTCTTCGCTAAGGGTTACTGAAACGCTGTAATCAGCAGGCGTGACGTTAGTGTGCCCGTAGATACGTACCTCGCCCTGCTCGTTAGTCGTATCGACAGAATCCTTCCACCATTGCTTAAGCTCTTTGTACTGGGTATAAGCGCGCTTACGGGCACCTGTGCCGAAGTGCCAACAGATATATTGATGACCGGGGAAGTTGGTGTGGTACCGCGTGAGTGTTTCACTGAACATGATGCATTTTTCCTTTCGATTGATGGTTTAGATCACCGGAAGGACAGAACAGCGTGTCGTATTAGCGCTCTTGGAACGGTAATAAGGCACGCTGCTCAGCCAGCTTCCGGCTTGGGTACTGCGCATAGGTTTTTCATTTCAGGTGTCTCAGTGGTGCTGTACGCATCCTAGACAGGATGCCGATGGGACTGGTTATGCCTTTACAAATCGCTTTCGTCTAGCTCAATATCGCTGAACTGAAGCTTAAACAGCACGTCTGTTGCATCGTCAATCACGTTGACGATCAGGTAGAGACATTGATCACCATACTCGGAGAATTGCAGCGCACTAGAATTGAAGTACCAATTCGAGTCTGAACGATACATATATGGTCGCTTACGGGAATTCGGATGTTGGTCCGCATGCCACATCAAGACTTGCTCGTAAATCTGGCGAATCCATTTAGGGATTTCACCAGCCAGCCACGTTTCTTTGTGATCGACTCCCAAGCCAACGGTGAACGTGCTGTATCTTCCCTTGCGGGGACGGGGCGTGTAAGTCCACGGTAAGTCTACTTTCATTTTTACTCCGGATTTTTAATGAGCGATTGCGCATTCGGCATGGCCGGTGCGCCTCAGAAATCTCTGAGGGTTTGCATGATAATCACGTTTCTCGAAGAAGGCAACCGTCTCACTAAAATAATTTTTATACGCCGGATTATCCGACGGTAACAATTTCCGAGCGCTGCTATTAATAAACGCGTCGAATGGCGCGAAGCCGCTTTTTGAAAGCGGCTTCATCATTGGGGCGAATAAATTTTTAATATTTGCCGGGCAGTAGGTAACTCGGATTCATCGAACCGCCAGCACCCGGCAAGAAGTTACTGCCGCTGCCTAATCCGGCCATTGGATTCTGCGCAGAGTTGGCGAGCATATTACCGAGCAGCATCTGATAGCTGCTGTTTGACGTTGGGACGTTCGAAACGGTCGGCATTGCGATAACGCCACCAGCACCAGTCATCATTGGCATTGGTGCGGGAATACCGCCACCACCGCCGTTGCTTCTTGAACCGCTTCGCGCTGCGGGCATTCTCGCCGTTTGCTGTTGTTGCTGAGGCTGGGCAGCCTGAGAAGCACTGTATGCCTTTTGCCCCGTTGAGAGAGCATTCCCGAGCTTACCAAGCGTAGGGCTATTGAGCGCACCACCCATTGAAGTTGTAGCACCAGTCCCGTAACCGATGTTCGCGGCACCGTATGTCTCACCAGAAAGACCACCGCCCAATGCACCTGATGAAGTGCCTGTCATGCCGCCACCCGGCAGCAACCCGCTGAACAAGCCAGTTGGTGCTTCGCCTAACGCGCTTCCATATGCTGTAGGCATTGTGAAAGAGCCGCCAGTGCCGACAGTGCCAGTCAAACCAGCGTCACCGAAAGCAGCAGCGCCGTGGAGACCACCATAGAAACCTGTACCGGCTTGGCTTGCACCAGCGCCGACTGACGACCCGACTGCGTTGCCAACACCTGTAATAGGGATCATGGCTGACCCTGCACCAGCAGCACCGGCCGCACCAGCGGCAGCAGCGCCTAAACCACCTGTAGCGCCTACTGTTGTCCCTGCTGTTGCAGCAGCCAGTGAACCCGTCCCCAATGCTGTGCCGGATGTACCGGCAAGCAACCCAGAGCCAAGTCCAGCAGCAGTACCCACGTCTGCGGCACCCGCGCCAATTGCAGCGGCTGTACCGGCTTCAGCAGAAGCAGCACCAAGCGCTCCAGTAGCTCCAGCGGTTGCGCCTAAACCACCCATCGCTCCTAACGCTGCTCCGCCAGTGAAATAAACTGCCGCAGCAAGAGCAGCAGCTTCCGCGGGATGTGATTCGATGGTGTTCATCGTGTTATCGATAAAACCGATCTGACGAAGCGGGTTGATCTTCTTGTCGATAGCTCCAAAAGTCTTTGTGACTGGCGACATCATCTTATCGCCCGTCTGTAGAACCTTCCCCGCTGTATCTGCCATTGCTCCCATGTTCTTATCCTTAGCTGTTAGAGATTTTCATGACATACGCTAGAGCGTAATACTGCGGAATGACCGTGAAGGGAGCACCAGAACCTGCGTTCCCAAGGCTAATACCTGTGCCTGAACCGTAGATGCCGATGTTTGAGCCAGAATTAAGAATGCCGATTCCTGTACCTGATACGTTTGTGTTCTGAGCACCACGTGAACCGTAACCGTTTGGTCCGCTGATAGCAGTGACACCGCCGTTGTCCGCGCCAGCTTGACCAACACCACCATTTGGAATGCTGTGAGCGTGGCCGTTATCACTGATTCCGTGACCGTGACCGCCGTCAGCAACAGCATGGCTGTGTCCACCGTCAAACACCGTATGGCTGTGAACAGGCATGTTTGCTTGCGACAGCGTGTAGGTGAACGTCCCACCAACTGCACCCGGTGCAGAGCCGCCACCAGCAGCGAGAATGAAGCGGTCAACAAGATTTGGTGTGCCGTTCTGACCGTTACACAAGGCCCAGTTTGGACCGAACGCAGCAGCGATGTTTGCAACTGAACCGCCCCATAACTTGATCGTGCCGATTGGCTCGTAGTTCTTTAGCTGTTGCAGGTTGATCGCATCTGTGTTCGCCGTACCTGCTGCCACGCTGTTGATCTGGTGGCTATTCATCGACAGGTTCTGCGCAATACTAAGCCCTGAACCGTTAGCAACCTGCGCGATAAACGCAGCGTGTGATTGGAAGTAGAGAGCCGCATTGTTGCCAATGGGCTCTGTTCCTACTGGACCGTTAAGCGAAGCTGTTACGTTAAGTTGTGAAATTGAGGTTGGAACAGACATTATAGGTATCCTGATTGTGCAAGTGATGACATAAGACCGGCACCTGAAGTAGCCATACCAGCTACAGCACCGAATGGGTTTGCAGTTTGTGTCGTGCTTGAAACACCCTGCGCGCCATTACCAAGAGCACCACTAAGGCCAGATTCCTGGATACCAAGTTGCTCATACGGCTGCATCGCGTTTGAATACCACTTCTGATAATCAGCGTTGAGTTGGTTCTGATCGTTCGTTTGCAGCGCTGTACCGCCTGTGTACATCGCGTTGTATTGGTTCAGCGTGTTCGCATCGAGCGTTGGAGCCAATGACGCAGCCTGCAATGCACGTGATTGAGCCGTGTTGTAATTGCTGCTGTTCAAGTTTGCTGCTTGCAGGTTCGCGCTCTGGTTTGCCAAGCTTGCTTGTGTTGCCAGTGATGCGTTAGTGCTAGCTGCTTGTGCGGCTGTGTTGTAGGCGTTGCCGTAAATGTTCGCGGAGTTATTCGCCAGAGTCGTACCGAGCGTCTGGTTCATATCGTTCATAGCATTCTGCTGGGCGCTACCACCAAACGCACCGTTGGTCGCAAACTGCGAGTTCAGGTTCATTGCGTTCTTGTTGAAGTCTTGCGTGGTCTGCTGGTTAGCTGCGCTCACTTGCTGCTGCAAATATGGGTTCGTCATACTTGCATACGGGTTCTGCGCTGCGGTCGCCTGCGTTGCGCTGACATTGCCGAAGTTGTTGCCACCGTTATTAGCAGTATTGGCAACTGAACCGCTTACTTGACCACCGACACCACCGCTATTAGCGAGGTTAGTCATGCCCTGAATAGCACCCGTTTGAGTGCTGTTCGCTTGAGCATATGTGTCACCCTGATACTGCGGAATAGCCTGATTGCTAAGGTCAGTACTCTTGGTGACAATATCTTGCGCTGCTGGCTTAGCGTAGTCGGGCAGTTCTGTTGTGGTAGTTGAGCTACCACCGCTGCTTCCGCTTGAACCCATAGGCATATGGCCTAGGGCCTTTCGTTTTAATAGGAAGATCGACATCTTTGTTCCCTTGTTATTATTTTTATTTTGGGACTGGAGCTACTTACTTCTTGCGCTTCTCGTCGTTGGTATAGCTAGCAATCTGACCAGCTGTAAGAGCACCGAGCAAACCACCTGCTCCCTTCACCTTGTTCATATTACTTATCAGGCTTTCTTTGATTACCTTCTTGTCAACGCCTGCTTTCTCAAGCGCAGTAATGGCATCACCGAAACGTTGTGGATGCAGAAGCAACTTCTCAATCGCGTCACGGTTTGCTGCTGTCGCTTTCTCCAACGAGGCAGCCGAGTCGCCACCTAGTAAGCGGCCAGCGAACTTCGCTGTACCAGTCGCAAACTTGTCACCGAGGAAATCACCAGCAGTCGCGCCAAGCTTGCCGAACATCTTCGCGCCTGCAAGCGTAGCTGGCGGACCCATTAACATTCGCATAGCTGTTTGGCCGTGCTCACCAGCAATGAAGTTGCCAATACCGTTGCCGCGTTCTGCTGCAACTAGGCTCTCGAATCCTTCTTTCTTCGCCAGATTGCTCGCTGTGTCGCTACCAGCTACCTTCTCCGTACGAGTCGCATAGCGTTGCAGGTTGTCGCGGACATTGTTCAAGCGGGTCATGTGATCGGCTGCAAAGTCGTTGCCACTTGTCCCAAGTTTTCTAACGTCATGCCAAGCAACATTGCCATCTGCACGAGTGTCAAACTTCTTGACCAAGTTGTTCATGTTCTCTTGATGCGCGATCTTCTGCGTGCCTGCTTCTCTGTCCGCATACATCATTTTGTAGGACAGTGAATTGTTCTCAAGATGGTCGCGTACCTGCTGCGCTGCGACTGGGTCTTTCTCAGCAGCTTGACGAATATAGTCGTATGACTTGCCGTGCAACCCTTCCGCACTCTTACGATTCATTGACGCAACAGCGTCGTCGCGTAGTTGGCTAAGCTGTGCAAGCTTTGCTTTAGAGATTGACTTAGCAGGATCCATTGGATTGGTATTCGCATGCCCTGCTTCGATTGCCTTCACTAGTGAATCGAGCTTGTTGACGTTCAACTTGCCTATTGCGCTAACCATGTTCGGATCAGTCAGGAACTTGCTTTCAGCGATCTGTTCAGAACGACGTGCAAACTCTGCATTAACATCAGCGAACCCTTTTACCTTGCTCTCAAGCGTGTTGTTCAGCTTCTTGCGCAGTGCAAGGAACGCACCCTTCTGCCACTGGTCAGCAGAGGCAATATCCATTGGATTGCTCATGCGCTGGATGTAATCGTCCAGGTGCATCTTCGCAATGTTGAGGTCTTGCGGAGTGATATGCCCTTTGTTGATTACTGGCGTCTTGTCGAGAGCATTCAGCTTATAGGTTTCAACTTCACGAAGCGCCTTCTGCATGATTGGTGTATTCAGGGTGTCTGCAAGCTCGCCAGCTACAGGCAATGGCTTTGCTGCACCCAAAACCCCTTCGTACATCGGTGAGGTAATGAAGTTGCGTTCACGTTCAAGCGCTGCTGTGCGCTCTGATGAACCTGCAAGGCCGTTCCAACCAGCTACTAGGTCATCGTTTGGAGCGTCGAAGGCACGTTGAATCGCGTTCTCACCATCGTTTAAAGCAACGGTATTAGCACGTCCAAGATTACGCTGCATTGCTGGAGTGTTGAAGACAGTGTCGCTCTGCGCTGCCGTGACCGGACCCATTTCCGCGTTACCTTGAGCCGCCAATTTGCCTTGGCCCTCTTCGAACGCGTCTCTCATCCCTTGCAGGTGAGTATCGCTAGTCGCTGCTTGACGCAGATGGTCGGTGTTAGCTTCCGCATTGGCAGTAGCACGAGCTGCAAGACCGGCATTGTTTCCGCTCTTGTCCAAACCTTGTTGGGTAGCTTGGACTGTTGGGTTTTGTGTCGCTTCTGCTGCTGTACGTTGATAACCGGGTACTGCGCTGTTCGCATTCGCCTGCATCTCTGCTGCTACGTCACCCGCCTTCTGGCCTGATGCGTTAATGTTCTCGGCTACCTTCCCTGCCATTGCCTTTTCGGCGTCAGAGAAAGCATCACCTGTCGCTGTGCCCGCTTGCGTTGCTTGCGCATCTACTCCTGCAAGCTTCTTGGTTGCGCCTGTGACCTTGGATACAATTGGCTTTACCACCGCACCTAGTGCGTGGCCGACAACCCCACCAGCGGCACCAACTGCTGTGCCTTCGAATGGATGATCAGGGTCACCTAAAAAGCCTTGTGCACCAGTTTGAACAATCGTGTTTCCCAGACCGCCACCGCTCATTGGCGTCAGTGCCACGGCACCTGTTAGGTCCGTACCGACACGAGCTACTTTGTCGCCAATGCCGTGATCTACGCTGTCGTAAGCCTGCTGTTGAGCCGCGTTTGTAGCGTGCAAGTCCTTCACACCCTGTGCTGCATCTTTGGCAAACTGTGAATCTGGAGCAATCCAGTTAGCGCCCTTCGCAATCCATCCCATCACTGGGTCAAGCTTGCCGTAGATCGAATCGCGAGCGCCCATCATTACTGGGTTGGTCGTTGTCGTTACTGTGCCGGGAGCCTTATCAGCGGGTTTAGGTCCGTATTGCTTCAAGAAGCTATCAACATCATCATCCTTACTGTCGGCCTGTGCAGCAGCTTGGGTATCAGTCTTTGCTGGTGCAGGAGCGCCATATTGTTTAACGAACGATGCAACGTCTGAAGTGTCTGTGCTTGCTTGTGGCTTCTCGTTTGCATTTGCACTTGTAGAGCCTGTTATTGCACCAAGAACGTTAGACATGACGTTAGCCATATTGCTAACCTTGCTGACATACTTGGGGTCTTGAGCATAGCCGCCCTTCTGCAATGCAGTAGCGAATGCTGTTGCATCTTTCGCGCCCACCGCGTCTGGGTACTTTCTCTGAATCAAGTCCGTATAGGCATTACCAAACGCATCATGGTCTGGGTAGACTTGGTACGCGTCGTTTGATCCGGTCTGATTGTCTGTCGCGGTAACACCCTTGCCATTTGTAGACTTGATGTTGCCTAGATTGTTCGTGCCGGGCACTACGTGTTTGCCGTTACCTGTTTCAAGAGCAAGCTGACCAGCGATGATAGATGGATCAACGTTTAGCTTGGAAGCGATGTTGTTGATAACAGGCGCGTATGCCTTAGCGAACCCTTGTGGAGTTCCGTCCGCGTTGCCGCTGCTAACAGGAGCCCAACCGCCGCTTGATGCAGAGTCGGAACCTGTTGAGTCTGCGTTGTCTAATGGTGTCCAACCGTTGTCAGCCATTATTCGCCTCCAAAGATTGGTTTCATTAGAACGCCAGCTTTAACAAGCTGTTCGCGTTTCTTAGGGTCTTTCGCCATAGCCAATGCAGCCTGAATAGCCTTGTCATCAACGTTCTTCTGGCTTGCGAATGCCGGGTTGATAAGCGGAGGCTTGTAGTCAACGAACTGCTTTTTCGCATCGTCAGCTACTTGCTGAATTGATGTACCCTTGCCGTAAGTCTTTTGCTGACCGTTGAGTGTGATCGTTGTTGGCTTTGTCAGGTCGGCTTCGTTACCACCGTTTGCAGAAACGTATGCAGCACGAGCCGCGTTATCAACTGAGTGGACGTTAGCCATGACCATGTTGAACGCGCTGCTCTGAAGCATCTGTTCTGGTGTTGAGTGACCAGGGTCGGCCTGTGTTTTCGTCAATTGCTTTTCGATGAACTGGTTTGGACGTGCGCCCGGTGGCAACAAAGACATTTCCTGCGTCACGTTCATGCGCTGGTACATCTGTCGAATAGTGGAGTTCTCGTTGAAGATACCCGCTGCTTCGTATGCCTTTTGCGCTGCTGCACCAAGAACACCGCCTTGATTGCTCAAGCTTGACAGCGCGTCTTTGGTTTGCAGAGCACCCATCAAGCCGGTGTATTGATGAACTTGGTCTTCTGCCTTTGCCTGCGCTTCGTGATATGGCTGCACTGCCTTGGAAATTTCCGCTGGAGGCATACCACCTGTTTGTGTTGTCGTAACGTTTGGCTGACCATCCTTGCCAGTGCCGCTGTAGACGTTCACGTTGTCGGTAATAGGCGTTGCCTTTGTAACCGATTGCGTACCGATCTTTGCTTGTGTGCCGGTACGTGGATTGAACGCATACACGTTACCCACGTCATCGTGATTCACGGTCAAATCTGGGAAGTAAGCCTTGACGGTCTCAGCAGTACCGCCGTTTGCCAGAATGCCTTGTGGGGTGACGCCGCCTTGACCCGGAGTCGCCATGTACTTACGCAGCGTATCCAAGTTGTTGACCGTTTGATTGGTCTGGCGTGTGGTCGCGTTTGCCTTGTCGATATTTGCTTGAGCAAGCTGTGCTTGACGCTGATAGTTCAATCGAGCCATATCGTTTTGGATCATTTGCTGATGCAGACTGTTGTATGTCTGCTGACCCTGCTGGATGCCCTTACCAACTGCTGAGAAACCTGAGGTTCCGTAGTTGGTGTTAGCGAGCATTCCCGCACCAGCGCTCAACAGTGATGTGCCGAAAGCTGGATCACTCATTGTGCGGTCAAGAATCTTATGCAGATATTTTGCAACTGGCCCTTGGTCATCAGCACTGGTCGTTGCTGCGGTAGTGGCATCGCTAGATGTCGCACCAGCGTCAGTAGAAGCGTCACCAGTGCTTTGGCTAGCGTCGGTAGTGTCCGTGCTAGCATCCGCTTTAGAAGCGCTGGCAGCGTCTTCCTCTGCTGTCTGTGTTGCTGCATCGTCCGCTTTCTGTGAGTCGGTTGAGTAGCTTGGGTTCGCATCTGAACCCACGTTCTTGCTGTCACCCTGTCCGAGTGAGTTCAACAGGCTTTGCGTAGTTGCATCTTGCAGAGGTTGTGTTGTTTCTGATGTTGAGTCAGGACCGGCAACACCCATCAATGCGGATAAGCCAGTTGTTGGAGCGTTCTGTTGCTGTAATAGAGCTTCCTGTTCTTCGTCGGTTAGCGTTGTTGGCAAACCGGAAGAACCGCCCAATAGAGATAGAAGTGAAGCCATTCGTGAATCCTTTCTTGTTCTTGTTATTTATTTCAGATGGGGAATCAGAACGGCCCCACAATGCTGTACGTTGCTGTGAACACTGGGGCGTTAGTTGATCCCGCTGTACCTGCTTGCGTGCATACCCAACCCATCAAGACATAGTTGTGTCCATTAGCAGCGACAACAGATGGATTGGTGAACGGGATATAGTCGCCCTTGCCATAATTCAGACCGGGTATGATCCCTGTGGGGTTTGTTGTCGTGCCACCAGTTGGAGGTGCGCTAGCTGCATTCCACTTCGCAGAGAGACGGCCGCTTGACAGCCCATCTAACTGGTCTGCCATGTTGTTCAACACAAGCAGCAGCGCATTGGGGTCTGTGAATGTGACGGAGTTACCGTTGACACTCACAGTCTTGCTAGGTAATGTGATCTTTCCGATCTTAGCCATTAATTTCTACCTCTTGATACGAGCAGCGGATACCACAACATCAACTCGAAGTCTCCGTTGAATGTAAGTATCAGGTTATGCCAGCGGGCACTCTGTCCAATGTCGAAACGTGCATCTGAAGCGACAAACGGCCCTGTGTTTGAGTTTGCGATTAGCGTTGGGTCTGTAGTACCCAATGTTGATCGTCCTTGCCATACCGCAGAACCCGAAGCAGGCTCTAGATAGAAGCGCATCTTGAATTGCTGCATGGACGTGTACATCAGGTCATCGCCAAAAGCGTTTGTCGTAATGGTCGCTCCCGTTGAAGTACCTGCAAGTGCCATCAACGTGTTTGTGGTGTCGAAGAAGCCGGGTGTTACTCGGAACTTGATCCAATACGAAGAGTCGTATGAGACGTTTGGCAGGTTCTGCCATTGGTTCCACAGCGTACCCAAGCCGTTATATGTGATCTGACCGTTCAGAATCTGCACAAAGCCTTGCATACGCAAGTCCATACGGCCCCACGTCTGCGTTGACCAGTTATAGGTAATGCAGGTGTCGATTGTTCCGTCTTGCGAATCGTTAGAAACAAACGCCCAATAGATGACGCGCTGTTCTTGGTCATAGAACGAACTCATCTTGTCTTTGTAGTTCGGATTGAGCTTGTTAAAGAACCAGCGACGCACGTTCGCACCGACAGGTGTTGGCAAACCGTTCAACTGGTATTCGTAGAAGTCGTCCGTACCTACGAAGTACAGCGCATTGCCAGTTGACACGACTGCCTCTTGACAAGGCGCACCAATGTTCTTCGTAATGGCTTGCCAGCCCCAGTTTGTTGGGTAGCCCATCTGCGTGCCGACATACATGGCGCTGCTCTTGAACAGAATTGCGTTGTTACCCAAGCACGCACCCGCTGTAATGCCACCGGGCGTATCGAGCAATCGCCCATACGCTGACAGTGATTGCAAGTTGGTTGTATCCCATTGGGTATGGTCGTAGACGCCAGAGCAATACCAAGCATCAGGTGTCGCTGCGGCAGCAGGCGCTGAGTTGTTGCAGACGAACACTTGTCCGTTCGCAACGAAGATCACCTTGCCAGTTGGTGAGTTTGGAACGTCAGCGAATGCGCCATCTAAGGCAGCTTGTAATGGTGTAGTACCGTTGACAGCTAGTGACTCGTTGCCGAACGCAGCAAAGCGCCATTGAGAGCTTGTACCCAATGAGTAACCCGCTGTTCTGCTTTGATCAACCCAAACATTACTCACGTTCTCGTAAATCTTGCTTGCTGTTGCTGCGAACTGGCGGTCTGTGCCGTTCAATCTGGCAATGAGTGCGCTACCTAATACTGGTGCCGCTAATGTTGAGAGACCACCGTTGACAGGACTGGCTGCGCCCTTGAACCCGATCAATGTCGGGATAACGTTGTTGCAGCTTTGGAAAATGCCCGGTGTGCTCGGATCGAGGTCAGGTGCGAAGCCAACTACCTTTTGTGGTTCAATGTCTAGTTTCTTTGCCATTGAACCGCCTTAGTAAGAACGCTTGCGAACAAGCTTTGTCTTTTGTGGCAGCATGGCTACGCGTGACGCTTGCTTTGCTGAGTCGAGAGCGTTTGACAACATGCCCGCCCATACTTGAATGCGTTCGTCATCCATTACGTATGGCTCTGATTCAAGGAGCGTTGCGTACAGATAGATGTTGGGATAGTCTTCCAACAGCCAATTGCTTTCGTTTGTCTCGCTCAACGGTTGCAATTGCTGGTAGTAATAGACCACCAGTTGGTCTTGTCCGTTTGTCTGAGTCTGCAAGTACAGCTTTCCGCCGAGAATCGTGAACTTCATCGCGTTGTAGCGAGTGTTCTCAACATCGATACTTTCTGGTGCGATGAAGCTGAGGGTGCGGGTGCCGTATGTGCAGCGGACCATTGCGCCGAAGTCAGACGGCAAGCTGAGAACGTTTGTGCCTACTGCGGGTGTGATGATGTATGGCGCTGCCACTTGCTGTGGCATGGTCATAATCAAGTCACGCAGACGTACTTCAGCGTTCTTGATGAACAGTGGGATTCTGTCCGCTAGGTCGGCACGCTGTAGATACGTGCCAACGACCTTCATCAACTCATCGTATGAGTCGGTTGTGTATATTGCCAATTTTTCACCTTGTTCTTATTATTGTTGGTGAGGTAATGCTGTTACTTCTTTGTGAAGTACGGGTTGATCACGAATGCCTGCAAGTTTGGATCAGCCATCATGCGCTGAACGTGCTTGGACTTGTCCGCTTCAAACTCCGCTACTGTCACGTCGTATGCTTGCAGATACGCTGTAATGGCTGCTGCTGGAAAGTGTGCGAGGTGTCGCAGGTTCTTGCCATATGTTGCTTGACCGCCAATGTCGTTACGGATGGCCTTTGCTTCTTCAAGCTCCTTGGTAACGTCCGTGCTCTTCTCGACAAACAGTGTGTAGCCGCTAACGTCCTTGGTTACTCCAACATTTACTTTACTTCTGTCCATTCTTTACTCGCTTTGCTTTTGTCTCTTTTGCTGCTGTTCCTGCGTTTGCGGTTACGAGCAGCTTCTTCTTAAGCTCGCGGATTGCGCGAGTCATGTACCACTTTGCCTCACGCTCTTCCGGGTTCTGTGCTTCAACCATTGCGTTTGTTGCCGCTTGCTCAATCTCGTCAAGCGCCTTCATAAGCAATGGGTTTTGCAGCAGAGAGCGAGCGTTGTCGCCCTCGTAAATTGCTGCGTCTAGTTGGCCGTCTGATGCGGCATTGATAACTGTCATGTTCTAACCTTATTGTTCTAGTGAATCTTGTCCAGCTTGATCAGGCGCATGGGGATCTGGAGCGTTGCTGATAGTGCTCATCAGGTTGTCCATCTCTCCGCTCATTTGCATGTTGATGCCAGTAAGCGCTGTCGAGAATGCTTGCTCTGTAGACTGGAATGTCTCAGCGAACATTGCTTGCTCAGCTTCAGGTGAAACACCAGCCTGGAACGCCGCTTGCTCACGCTGTGCAGAGATAGCGAGGATCGCTTTCAACTGCTCGATTTCCTTTTGCTTCTCTAGCAACTGCATCTTCAGTTGGAAGTCCATGTGGCGCTGCTCATTGTCTGACTTAGCCTGCGCAGTAATACGCATCGCATCCAATTGCGCTTGGCGCTCTTGTCGCTGCTGGTCTGCTTGTGCCTTTTGCTGCTGGATTTGCACTTGAGCTTGCATATCTGGCGACATCTGTGGAGGTGGCAATTGTGGAGTTGGTGAAGTTGGCTTGTGAACAAACTCGCCCACGTTCGCAACACCCAAAGCGCTCAACAAACGTTCGACCGTGTTGTACATAAGGTTCAAATCGGCCATGCCTGTATGCTGTTGCAGCGCTTGCATTTGCAGGCTCAATACCTGCTGCATAGCCGCTACTGTGCGTGATTGGTCGCCTGTTCCCAGACCAACTTGAACGTCCAAGTCGTATTGGTTTCGTGCGTCTGTTGGATCGGCTTCCATTGTTTGACCATTCATGCGAACTTGCATGATCTCGTCTGGATGCTCTGCTAACAGCTTCTGAATACGGATGGCGCCTGGCTTAACACCAGTCTCTGCAAAGTGACGTGCGATAAGCTTTGTGCGTGACTCTGAACGGTCTGTCATTGCCAGATAGCCGGTAGCAGTCTCGTTCACGATATCCGCATCGTTACCGCGTGTCAGCTTCTGTACGCCTGTGTGCTCTTGCTTGATTGTGTCGAACAGTTCTAGCAACTGGATCGAGGATGCGACATCACCGCTGCTGTTAGGAACGACACCAACCGCTTCGTTACCGTTGCCATCTACTGGCACGATTGAACCGGGGCCAATGTCAAGCACGTGAGTCAGATCGACCTTGCTTGCATCAACCCACAAAGCTGCGTTTGAACCGTGGCTAATGTTGTCGATCATTGATCGCATTACTTGGGTATTCTGCTTCTGTACGTTGATCGCCAGTTCTGCAACGCTTAGACCGAACAATGAGTGCTGGATAGGCACGCTGGTCATAACGCAGAACGGATTGCCATCGCATGGCTCGTTAAGCAAGATGGTGTTCCCTGCTTTCATAATCTTGCGCCACTCGGCAATACCGTCGCCGTCATAGTCCATTAGCAGGTATGCTTCGACAACGAGCACTTCACGCAGACTTGCATCGCGGTCAGCATTTGCATAGTCAAACGCGTTGGCTTCGCCCATGCGGTTACGTGCGAGGTAGTATTCAGTCAGTGCTGGATCGTCTTCGCGGTCTTCAATGCTCTCTAGCAAGTCCTCGTCAAAGCCCATTACACGAAGGTCAGAGATTGTCATGCGTCGTGCGTGTGCAGCGTAGCGAGCGTCTTTGATGCGTCGTGCTGTTGGATCAACGAAGAACTCTTCCAGCGGAATGTTGATGATGCGGATACTTCCCTTCTTCCCATCAGGCACACGAACGATCTTAACGTCGTGCAGCATTTGGCTGATGGCAGGAAGATTTGGATCGACTTGCGTGTTTGCAGCGATCTGCATGGGGTTAGCACCCGCTTGCGCTTGCTGTTGAATCTGTTGTGTTAGAGCAGGTGCTTGTTCGCCTTGTACATTGGCACCGACCATTGCCAAGCCGTGCTGTAGCGTGGTCAGTTCTTCAAGCTGTGGGTTTTGGTATTCTTTGTGACCGATGATCTGGCATTCGCCAGCCATAGCTTCGAGAGCGATAGCACCAAACTCAAGGTCAGAGATGCCTTCGTAACGGGTTACTTCAGTCTTGCTATCTGGTTCCCAGAAAATCTTTACGATGCCACCCGGTGCGATCAATGCGTCACGAATCCATGTACGCATGACCTCGTAACCATCGTTCTGTTGCCATACGTGGTTGACCATTGCGTTGGTCATTTCCGCGGAGCGTTCTTGCGCGCTGTTACGAGCGATGAAGTCCACAATCTTTTGCGTACCGCAGAATGCTTCCACAAGCGGACATTCGAGCCAGTACACGGTGTCTGCTACTGAGGTGTCTACAAAGTCTGAGCGACCTTCACCAGTTGGTTTGAAGTCTCCCTCTGGCTGTGCGAAGAAATACTCCATGCACTTTGTTGCTCGGTGCATGACTTTGTTGCGCACGTAGTCTTTAGCGCGTTCTTGGTACTGGTTTACAATCGAAAGAACTTCTTCCTCAGACTTACGCTTACTACCTGTCTCGCCTGTGATATCAACAGACGCATCCATGACAGGACCGTTATCTTGTGGCAATACGCCGGGCAGGATATGAGACAGTTGGGCTTGCAACTGCTGCTTTACCAAGTCTTGGTCTGGTGCGTCTTGAGGGATGATTGTTGTTGGGCTTGTTGTTGTTTTTCTAGCCATGAATTCGGGTTTCCTTCCAAAGAGGCTTACCCCGTTATTTAGCTAGCGCCCAAATGACGAAAGGGGCCGAAGCCCCTTTGTGTGTCGAACGACCTACTGGATTAGTAGCTGCTCAGATCGCGGATGATGAATGAACCTTCTTCAGCGCGAACTTCCAGTGTCAGTTCCCAGTTGACCATGTACTTGTCGTAAGTACCTGTACGTGCCAACTTTTCCATACCGACTGATTGCTTTTCAGCAACTGCGAATTGCTTCACGTCCAGACCGTATGCGTTTGTGCTGCCAACTTGTGCCAGAACAATGCTTGGAACGATGCTGATTGGACCGAAGTCGGAGTCATATACGTCGATAGCTGTGTGGTAAACCTTGCTGTTTGAAGCAACGTCTTGGAACTTCTGCACACGCTCTTGGAAGCCTGATACTGTTGACTTGCCGAGTGGTGATACCAACAGTGTTGATACCTTGCCGCCCTTAACGAATGCCTTCTGCATACCAGCGATCAAGAGGTCTTCTGTCAATGGACGTGCTGTACCTGCTGTGACTGTTGGGTTTGCGAATGTTGTTGTTGAACGGTCGCCCGCAACAACTGAACCACCAACGCCGCACAAAGCGTTTGTTGTCAGGAAGCCTGCTGCACCCAGCATTTTGCGTGCTGTTACGTTGTCGCCAATCGCGCCTGCTGTACGCTCAAGCAATGTTGCTTCTGCGTCAAGCTTGATAGCCTTCATGTTGTTGTATGTCAGACGAGCAACTTCAGTCATACCAGCTTCGTCGGAAGCCTTCTGTGCGTCAGTAACTGCGAAGACCTTTTGCAGGTTCTGTGTGTAGTTACCAATACGTGAGACTGGTGCTTGTGCTTGTGGCACTGCGTCAACGTTTTCCAGAACAGCGTTGTTCAGGTTTGGTGTTGGGAGAGTGTCGTGCAGCCATTCGTGCAGGTTGTTGGTCGCTGATGTCTTGCCAGCGTTGTCCAAGAACCATGTGTCGTCTGGTGCAATGTTCCAAATTTGATCGCCCAAGTCTTCACGGTTGTGAATCTTTGCGTCGTATGATGTAACGATATTAGCCATTTTTTATCCTTTTTATTGTTGGCTGATGGTTTTTTAGCGGCCGCGCATCTTGTTCTTAAACATGGCTACAAATGCTTCTTGTGAGCCGTCGTTCTTGAACTTTTCTTGTAGCGCTTTCGCCTCTCGTGCGTTCTGTGTCTGTGCCTGACGTTTAGTGAAGCCAGGATCAGCCGCTTGTGAAACGCCCGATGTCAAAGTCTTACCAGTTGTGGGCTTTGCCTTCTTCTGGTCTTTAGCTTTTACCGCCTGATCGTATCTTGCTGCTTTCCACACTACTTCCAGCATACGTGCGTCGTTAAGACCATCCTGTTCCTCTGGTGTAAAGCCAGTTGTGTTCAGGTAGTCTTGCATCAGCTTCTGGTCACGCTGCAATACTTCAGGGTTCTTCCACTGTGGAAACGTCTTGAACACGATTGCTCGTTGTTCCTTAAGATGTCTCTCAATTGCTTGAGTGCGTTCTAGCTCCTCTTGCTTAAGAATCTGCTCTTGATTTGCCTTTGCGTGGGCCATCTGTTGCTGGAGTGCGCCGTAATATTCTTTCTGTCGAATATATTCAGCAGGATCGTTCTGCAATAATGCATTCCAATCAGGTTGTCGAGCAGTTGCCTGCTCATTCATAAAATTCTGATACTGTGCCAACAAGTTCTTGAGTACGTCTCGGTCCTTCTGATAGAAAGCCTTGACCTCATCCGCTTCTTTGCGCATTTCGGAAGCTTGATTGAACTTGTTCTCGGACGCACGGAATTTCTGTGCATCGGCAATGAGTTCAGATTGCTTAACTTCGATTGTTTTTCCATCTACCTGAAGCTTGATTAGTGGCTCTTCCTCGCTGTCTTCAGTGTCACTTGCGTTGGTATCGGTCGAATCGCTGTCAAGTTCTGCTGAGTCTAGGTCGGATGAGTCGTTATCAAGTTCACTAATGTCAACGATATCTGCATCTGCATGGGCCTCTGTATCAGCCTGTGCTGTTGCTTGCTCAGGTTTGGATTCAACTGTGTCTGAATCGTTGCTGTGCTTCTCGTTGAAATAGCGGATAAAGTCATTCTCGCTAAGGGCACCGCCAACATTACCGCCTTGAACTTCTTGGGTTGCGCTTCCAATTGGTTCGCTGGTAGGTGAATTATTTTCTGGTGACATATTATTTATATTCCTTTTTTTGTCATTTGAATACCGTATGGTTACGGCGTATTGGTTGACCGGCATACTTGTTTTTCATGGTGTCGGTCAGCTTTTCTCTCACGAGTGCCAGATAGCGAAATGCATCTGCTCCGTGACTGAAAATATCGTGGACGACTTCACCTAGTGAGCCGTCGCTGTTTTCTTTGTATCTGTAGCGTTTCAAGCACTCAAGCAGCTTTGTGCAGTCTTGGTCTATCCACAGCGTTGGGAACATCATGCGCGCTGCTCGGATACCAACGTCTGGGTTGCTCCCTGGCATAATCTCAGTGGACCACCCGAAGTTCTTCATGTACGAGTCAACCGTGTTGCCCGTCATGTCGTGATGTGCCGCGTCGTGTGGCAAGTAGACTTTCCCCCAGCTTGTTACGCTGTTTAGCTTGCCCCATTCACGAATCTGTTCGTTATACCAAGCAACGTTCTTATTGCGGTTCTCGATATAGCCAACAATGCGGACTTCGCTCAGGTGTGTCTGCGCTAAGATAATTGCAGTGTTGTCAGCCCAGCCCAAGTCCCATATCTGGTAGACAGGCTTCTGCGGATCAACTGCAACTCGTGTGATACGGTTTTGTTCTTGTGCCTGCGAGTACTCGTTGAAGTACACGGAGCCGATCAGTGCTGGCAGTACCTTGCCTTCCCAAATCCATTCATACTGGTCAACAGGCAAGCGTGCCTTGTCTTCAAGGCGTTCCTCGTCAATTGCGTCGATGAACCAAGGGTTATGCTTGAAGTTGACCCAGATGTCACAAACGCGGTCGCTCTTGGTGAGCACGTAGCGTTGATACACTGCGTCGCTGTCTTGCTGCGGGTTCCATGTAAAGAAGAAGCGTGCTCCTTCATTACGGACAATGGTTGGAATCAAGATTTGCAGCGAGCGCTCTGTAAGTGCTCGTGCTTCTTCGCCCCAACAAATGTCAACGTCTGAGAACGACTTGATGTTTTCTACTGTCTGATCGCGCAAGCCCTTGAACATAAAGATAGAGCCGTTCTTGCCTCGTATCTCGTTCTCGGTCGAATCCTCGAAGTAGCTTTCGAGTCCGAGCTTCTCGATCATCTTCTTAAGGGTTGCGTAGACGGACTGCTTGATGCTGTTCTGCACTTCTCGGAAGCACAAGATGCGAACTGGTGTGTAGTAGGACATCAGCAGCAGAACCAAGCCTGTTGTGTCTGTTTTCATACCTGCACGTCCACCACGCATGGAAACGAAACGGTAGCTTCGATCAAACAGAGGCATGAAGTTCTCTGTTATCGTAATGCCGTTGTCGTACTCCATCCCTTCTAGCTTGTTGCCGAAGGCGTCGATCACGTAAAGAAGCCGTACTTTGCGTGATGCCTCGAATACGCCTATGCGGAATTGGCGGGGCTTTTGTACTGCGTCTAAATCTTTGTGGGTTTGCTCAATGACCTCAAGACGCTTTAGTAGCGCCTTGTTCATTCAGTGGCCTCAGGTGGATTTAATCGACGTGATTCCGCTTCTGCTTCCAGTGCTTCAATGCGTTCAACGAGTACGCTTTGCTCGTACACTGTTGCTGTGTTCTTGATCTGGTTGATGATCTCGCTGCCTTCGTCGGGTGATAGTTCGCCCTTTGAGACAGCTTCAATGATCAGCTCGCACTTTTCGTGGAACGGCAGCTTGCGATCATATTGGAACGTGGTGTTTGGGAGTTTGCTGCGTGTGGTAGGCACTGCTGTCTTCAGGAACAACTCCATCATGTCTGGGTTGTTTGCCTGAAATGCCTCGGTGACGATGTACTCGTACAGATCGTCCTCGTTGTATCCCATTACCTTTTTCAAGGCTGCTAGGGAACGAGTCTTTGATGACTTACCGCGTGTGTTGCCGGGTGTTGGCTGGTTCGTCGGGGAAAATGCGTTTGTTGGCGCTTTACTGTTGCTCATCTAGTGTCCTGCTGTGGCCGCCCATGCAGGTGGACCAAGTGGTTTAGACACTTATTTAGCTAGATGAATCGCACAGTCGCAAAAAAGGCCCCCAAACTGCGGGGGCCAACGAGGTACTACGAGGGTTCTTACAGCAAGTGCATTGCAAGCCAGAAACCAATGCCTACGCCAAATCCGGTTATTACTAGGGGTATCAAGCGCAGAACGATAAACAGCGAAAAGCCAATAGCAATAAGCAGCGGTCTGACGACAAGCATGTAGCCGTAGTACAGACCCACAGGCACCGCAAAGAGGCATTCAAAGAGTCGTTCACCCGGTGTTGCTGGTTGAAACAAGCCGTATATGCAGAAGAAGCCTATCGCAATGTAGAGCACTAGCACATAGATCAGCGCCTGCTCGACTACTTCTTTCCACCAGTTATTTTGTGCTTGCGTCGCTGTTGTCATCTCGTTTCCCCTTTTCTTAATTTATATCTGGAGCCTACGCTTGCTATGGCTTAAATCAACAAAGAAAACCACGTTTAGTCAATAGCGCGGTATATGCTTCTCGCTTCTGGGTGCGTTGCTACATAGTCGCGCAGCTTGTCCCAATGCTCGATCAGCTTTTCGGTTAGCGCTTCGTCTTTTCCGCTCGCTTCCCACATGAGCGTGTTGAGTGCGAACAGGGTGAATACGATGCCGGCCGCGTCGGCAGTCATTTCCCCGTCATAGTCGTTGGTAGTCACTTGCAGGCGAAACAATGCGGGGTTTGCTGGTGCAGCGAAGCCGCTGCCGTTGCTCAACGTGTAGAACTCCCAGTGGCCGCGTTGGTAGCTGTCAGGCGCTAGTTGCTGTGCGTAGTCGTACAGCATTGCTTCGCCTCGCATCATCAGCTTGGGGCCGAACAGCATGGGTAGGAAGCTCACACGTTGCGCTGTAGGTACTGCTGTAGCGGTGATCTTAGGCATTTCGTACTCCGTTGTTTTAGGAGCTTGAGGATAAAGTCTGCCAGTTTGCCAATCACCTAAAGAAAAAGGCACCCGTAGGTGCCTTATGTGTTGCTGCTAACAGTGCCGATCAGTGACCGCTCTTTTTACGTTTAGCGTCTAGCTCTGCTTTGACTTCGGGCCACGGACGCAGTTTTTTGAATTCATCATCGGTAAGTTCATATGTGTCTGAGTCCGCTGCAATGCCCTTTTGAATTGCTGCTTCTTCCTCGGGCGTATTCAGAATAAGCGTCTTACCCGACCTCGATTTAATTGAGTTGTTCATAGCGCTGTTGCTCCCGTTTGTTAGCTTTGCGCAAGCTGATGATCCTCGCCCCGCCGTCTCTGTATGTGAACACGACACAGTACAGCCTAGCACCTATTGGAGCATAACCAATGTAACGTTGCTCGCTATAGGGAAAGCGGTCGTCTGGCTCCGCTTGCAGCTTGTCCCAGTCCAGCAGGTCAGCGGCTGCAAGGGACACGCCGTGTTTGGCAATGTTCGCCGCGTTTTTATTGGGGTCGTATGAAATGTCCATGCCGAGAGTTTACGAGCATGGTGGTGCCAATCAAGCAAAGGTTGACAGCGCACTACTGTATGGTTGTACAGTAGTGGAATGGACCAAACCGACCTGTTGGAGTTCTGGGCCGAGCGTGCTGCGATCATGCAGTTCGACGCCGGTATTGCTCGACCTGATGCAGATTTTTATGCTGCGATCTTGACTCGTAAGCTAGCGGATAGGCATGGCATCGAGATACGGCACCACTGGCTGCGGTCGATCACGCGCATGGCGGGTGCGGAATGGTCGGACGACAAAGGAAAAGTTGTTGTGAAGCGGGAAGAATATTTCCCGCCTCAGTTTAGAGGCTAACGAGGGTTAGCGCAGAAAGAAAATAAAAGCTACCAAGGTTGTCCAAATGACAGCAGGCGCAGACATTAGCGCCAGCTCTGTTCGCGTCAGCGTGATGTACGGACACTCAGCGTAGCTTCTATCTAGCTCCTCCATCTCTTCTTTCCACTTGATCTGTTCTTTGGTTAGTTCGCTTTCATCTGGACTCTGCCAATAATCCGGCAAGAAGTCGCTACTTCGCAATTTTCTGGAAGAAGCGAACCCGTTTCCTATAATGCTCATTATTCGCCTCGCTTACCAGTCTGGTTAGCGTGCTGCACGAACTTGTCTGCCGCCGAGAAGAAGTCTGCAAACGCCGCTTCTAGGCGTTCTCGTTCGCCCGGGTTGCTAGCAAAGTAGTGTGAGCATTCCATGCAGTCGCAGAATGGAGGGGAGCCGGGGTCATGCACTCCGAAGCTTTGAGTTGTCATTTGATACCTCGCTTCGTAGCCTTACTGGTCGTTGCTCTCTTTGTTGCAGCCTTTGGCTTTACTTGATCTGCGGCGTGTTGTGCCAGCACAGCAAGAGCGTGTTCCAACGCTCCGACGCGGGTGTTCATCGTGTCGATGCCTTTCACCATCCGCGCAAGCATCTCTTCCATTGGAGCACTGCCCAGTTCCTGCCATGTTTCTGATTGTGCTTCGATCAAACCGCGTGGCTTACCATTCATGTTGTACTGGCTACCCATTATTTTGTTTCTCCTTTGTTCTTGTTCTTGTCTTTGTTATACGGACCGCGAGTTTTACCTAGCTTGGCCTGTCGCATCTTTTCGATAGATTCTGGCGTGTGTTTGACGCCTTTCCTGTTACCTGTTTTGTTCATTGAGGCTCCTATAACTCACCCTGTATTTATGTTGTAGGTTCACGAGCAACCCCGCCCTTCGGGTAAATAATCAGATACATCTGGTTACGGAGACCGGTGGCAGGAGTTTTATATGGGTGACATGCAAAGCTGGAATGGCGTAGACCGCCGTAGATCAGCGATTGAAGTAGCGGAAGACGCCGCAGATACAGCAGACGGCGCTAAGATTGATTTAGCCAATCACGTCGTGGAATGTTCCGCGAGGTATAACGTGCTGAATGGCAAGGTCGAGCTTCAAAGCAAGCAGCTTGCGACGCAGGGTAAGCAGCTTGACAAGGTAGTTGAAGCAGTGGATAAGATTGACGACAAGCTAGACAGCATCATCGACAAGTTCAACGACAGGATGGACGCTAAGGTCGCTGAGATTCGCAGAGAGATGGACGAGGTAGCCAAGCAAGGGAACGAGCGCTACAGTCATGCGCTCATTGCCGTAATCTCGGTTCTGTGTGCGGTGATTGGTTGGGGCGTCGATCACTTCAACGTCTTCAAATAACCCCTTACCGCTTGCCTATAGCTTGCTGGTGCGCTTGCCACGCTTAGTGACTGTCTGCGTAGCAGCGGGGTCAAGAGCCTCTTGGTCGCTCTCCGGTACGTTCTCAAACACCTGCTCAGCGTTCCCCATCTTAAACACGGTGAACTTATCCGTCTTGAATCTGGCATTGAGCCTTTCAGCCAAGTTGAAGGCGTGGCCTGGATTGCAAAACGATACCTTCTTGTACTTTGGGCCGGGATAGTCTGTTGCGCTGTTGCGTTCACGTAGATTGAACGGACGCCCTTCATAGAACACTGCGAAGACGGCGTGCGATTCCAAGATTTCTACCAAGAAATGCTTTTTGCTTGCTGGCATCACTGCCAGTATGTTGGGTTTCGGTCTGCTCATATTGCTTCGAATTCTTGTTGAAACGACCACGCATCGTTCGTGGTTTCGAACAGCAGGCGGACTTTCTGGGATTGGGGCCAAAGCTGTATCTCGACCGAAATCTTGTTCGCGAGCAGCCAACCAGCGATTGCGATACGGTTTTCCATGAACGCGTTCGCGCTCGTTGTGAGATACATCTTCGGCATGGGTGATAGCTTTTCGGCGTGATTGCCGGATACAAGTATTTAGCCGCACCATGCTGGTGCATCTCGATTCAATCCACTTGGAATAACAGCTAGTGCTTCTCGAATTACCATCGAGCCTTTCCGTTTAGAATTTCTTGGAATTCTTCGCGAATGTCGCAAGCTCCCCATGTCAATTCGATGTAATACAATAGGGTGTAGACGTGATAGCGGTAATCTTCAATCGTATTTCGAGAAGAAGTTCTGAGAACAATCAATGAGTTGTTCCCGAAGAATTCCATGAGGTATTCGTGAAATACTCCGATGAAGTATTCGCGAAGAAAAGCCTCGAAGGCAATCAATTAGAAAAACAATAATGCTCTTTGGCATTAAAAAATTGCGCACTTCAGGTATTTGATGGATTTTCTGGCGCGCGCTATCCTGTATAAATACGATGGGCGTGCAATGCGCCCGCTGTCATTATTTTTAGTGGTTCTTCGAGGGAAGCTGTGGTGGCTTCCCTCTTTTCATTGGAATATTGCGAAATCCCGCTATTTCGCTTATTTTGCGTCTGCTTGATAAATAATTATAAGAACCCGGCCTTACCAGCCACTAAAAATAAAAATAATAATGACGACAGCAGTCCTTTCAGGTACATACGTACCAAATCTCACAGATAAACATTATAAAGAGCGTACGCTCAAGCGCATTAAGTCCGCGTATGGCTGGGCATTAGCGGTATTGGGCGACGAACCGCGCGAATTAGCTAAAACTTGGATCGATGATCATCTCGGCCAACAGCAAAATCCGCTTTCCCAATGGCTCCGATCAAAACTACTGCGCTGCACAGATAATCACTTCTCGTTCGGCTCAGATAAAGCCGTTTGCAAAAAGTACGCGCTGAACCGAACCGGTGTCGATGAAGTACGGAAAATATTACAAGGCGCAGAACCAACACCCGCCAATGCGAAAATCGGCGCAGTTCAATCAGATACAGACGCCGTGTTCGACCTGAAGCTGGTTCAGTACTGGGTCACGCACGCATACGGTAAAGAGCTTGAAACCCTCGAATTCGAGTACACGGAGAAAGAGAGTGCCAGACTTTGGCATCCGCTGCAAAATCTTCGTAAGACCGCGAAAGAACAGGTCTGGAACGCAGCCGGCCTGAAATACAACTACGACATCAAGGCTTGCGCACCAACACTCATCCTCCAGCACGCACAAGAACTGGGGATGGACGAGTACCTGTTCGGGATCAACGACTACTTGAAGAACACTGCTGACTTCCGCCAGCACATTTCAGCAATCGCAAACATCCCTTTGAAAGACGCAAAGGTACTAGTCAACGCGTTGTTCTGCGGCGCACGACTTGGCGCAAGCAAGGAATTCGCGTTATTTGCTCTGGTTGATTTCGATCGCGAGAAGATCACAGCATTGCAGAACGACGCACGCCTCACACAGCTACGTGAAGACATTAAGACCTGCTGGAAAGCAATCGAACCCTCTATGCCTGCAATGCAGAACGCAAAGGGACGCAAGCTACCGCTCAACTCACGTCGTAAATGGAATCGCTATTTCGAATTGGAAAGACGTGTTCTGAATGTTGTTCGTGCAGAACTGCAACAAGCAGGTATCAAGTGCTTTCTGGAACATGATGGATGGCGTTCTGACACAGCTCTAGATTTGATGCAATTGGAAGAGATTGTGTATAAAGAGACCGGATACAGAATTACGATAGTTGCTTGAAGATTACCACAGCACCACTAACACCCTATTATATTAGATCAAAACACCATGCCAACACTCGAAGAACTTCAACGGCTATCGAAAGACGCAAGCTATTGGTTAGCCAACGACAAAGGCGCTATGAACGCCTTGATGATTCTGCAACACAAGATCGCGCAAAACGAGCCATTAGCGCAAACGCAGATTGACGGTTTGGAACGCATCAAACGCAAGCTAAACATGGCGCGTCTGGAAGCTTTCCGGCCTAAAGACATAGACTTTGATCACTGGCGCCGATAAACCTACAACATAAATATATACAACGATGGGAGCGCTGATGCTCCCCATTACGGAGAACAACAACAACATGACAACACTTCGATATCCTGCTTCATCATTAGAAGCATCAAAGCTCGCTCAGCAGTTACGCGATTGCGCGTTTCACCAAGGCTTCACGCATTACGACATCGACGTCGTAACCCACATTAGCATTCACGAAAGCGGCGTTCAGATCGGCACTACCGAGATCGTGGCTCACTTCGTTGATGCATACGACGCGATAGAGTTCAATAAAGCTTTCAGCGCATGGCTAGCGTCAGGGGAACAACAATGACAATCTTACCAACCACGTTAGCAGCCCTAAGTACGGTTGCTATCCTCTCTTACGCTTTCCAACGCACTTTGAAGCAAACCTTCAGCAAGCGCACACAGACCGAGTTCTTCATAGACACTAGAACGGTTCCGTCCGAGCGGGTACTGGATGCGGTTTCATGGATCACGGACAACTTGGAATGCGCCTATACGATTAAAACATACGAGTGCACACCGGAAGAGAAAGAGGCGCACACGTTCGAGTATGACAAATGGAAATTACTGCTCGACCTAAGAAAGAAGGCATACGGCGATGCAGCGTATTCGCCTCCGCACTGGATCGATCCCCCAAAACTCAAAGGAGGATATGCCGTAGTTGTCAATGACGATTCAGAAGCACTCAAGCTGAAGCTGATGTTTAGCGACGTGCTGCAAGTTGCGCAAGCGTCAGGAGAACAACAATGAACACAGACTTACTAATTGTGTTGAGCATTGTTTCGTTCGTTTCGCTATGCAACGTGTTCGTATTCTGGCTTGCAAAAAAGCAAGGATTATTCGCTTTTGCGGCGTCCGGGAGCGAACAACAATGACAGTACAAGAACTAATCGACGCGCTTAACCTCCTACCGAAGGATGCAGTCGTACACCACTGCGGAGAGATGTGTGCATACGCCACCATTGGTGTGACGTACTTCGAGAAAGACAATGAAGTCTATCTGGAAAGTGACGCCTAACAAGAATAGAGCCGCACGATAAGCGGCACGGAGAATAACAAAGATGAAAGCAAAAATTACAATTCAAGTTGCGCCAACTAGGTTCGAGAAAGACGAAAAGAGTCCAAGAGACACTTCGGTGTATAGGGCAAAGATACCACTGAGTCTAAGAAGCTCACCTACACCAGGCGAGGCTTTTACTCATGTGGAAGCAATCTATCGTTGGTGCGTCGAAAAATTTGGCCCTGACGTAATGAACAGCGGGTACAGCTTCAGTTCTCATGTTCGTGGAGTAACAGCCGAGTTTCACAAAGACGAACGCAAAATGGTTTGGATTAACGAGCCAACACGCGGTTGCGTAGATATCGACCTTCTTTTCTACAACGACCAGTTTGAAGCTCTGTTCATCGATACTTGGTGCAACTTGTAAGGCGGGGGCAACAATGACTGAGAAACACTGGGTAACGCTGTTCAGCATACCGCCGTATGCTGAACAAGATCCCACTGCTTGGGTCGAGAAACAAAATCTTCGAACCGAGGCGATTAACATGGGCGCGGTCGATATGGTAGCTATGGGCGGAAGCTGCCCGCATCACAAGCGCTACGTCGCGTTCGCATTTACCAACGATGACGACGCAATGCTGTTCAAGCTCACGTTTTCACAGTACCTCTAATCCTCCCGCCAAACGCTTTCTCCCTGCATGTTAAATACGAACAACAAGGAGAAAGCAATCATGCAAACATTCGAAGTAACTGTACATCCAAGCAAGTACGAAACGCTATGCGAGCTTCGCAAGTGGTGCGAAGAGAATACGCAAGAGTTTGACGATTCATTCGAGGACGCTGACGAGGCCGATTCCAGCGACCAAAAATACACAGTAGAGAAAGTACTGCACCTCCTAGACCAGTACAAACTAGGCTATGCAATGCGAATGGGTGAGCTCCCTGTGATGTTCTACTTCTTCAACGAAGTCGATTCAATCCACTTTAAGCTTCGGTGGAGCCAATACCTATGATCGATTGTTTCGTCTGCCATCACTGCGGCAAAGTCTGCAAGAGCATTGGAAAGTTTCACCGCTATCATGGCGATGCTTGTCCGTACATCAACGTGAGTGCGAGCGAACGTGAAGCAATTTTTGAGAAGACTGGCCGACCATCGCTAGCACGCTATAGGACGATCCGGTACAAGGACTATGTTCAGGAATTGAGAGCGAAGCAGAACGCTAGCTCAGAATGAGAAAAAGCCCAGCAGGGTCTATTTGCTGGGCTTCTTCAATGGAGAAACTTGTGCCATGACTAACACGCGTTCCTCTCTATTTATACCACTAGCACCACATGAGCTTGAACTGAACAGCAACCGTAGTCTCGCACGCTAATACACATCGGCATTGCATTTCTGCCGGACGACTACAGTAGCCGGTGCTAAGTCGAATATTTGTGCTTGCCGTAAGTTTGTCGATGTGACCAGTTTTTGAATCGATTCCAATATAGGTCTTGTGCTCGATCCATGAAGTTAGCTGCCACACGTTAGACTTCTTTCCCAGTCCGCAAGGCGCCCCGTATGTATCTTCGAGCCAAGCATATAGATCGGCTATGTCTTTTATCTCATCCACATCGATAACTAGCTCTGTCACTTGCGGCTCTATCGAGGTGTGTTCTATTGTCTCAACTACTCTAAACATTGCATTATTCCTGATCGTAGACGGAGTATTCGAAGCGCGCACCAAAGATCATCTTGAACATCAGCGCATGGTGCTCGTCGCCAAAGTCCCATGAAGGAAACTGCCAAGCCATCATTTGTTTGGTAATTTTGCGCGATTCGGCATCCCATACCATGTAATCGCCGATTTCGCTTTCATCAAGCCACTTATCGATTTGTTGTTGAAGCGCATACAGCGCTTGTCCCTCTTCCGTGAATAGCTGCACGCTTTTCGAAGCAGCGACGCTTGGTTGATATGTGAACAGGTGTCTTTCTTTCATGTTGTTTCTCCTTTTTTCGACAACATAATTATTTATGTTGTAGAGCCAGCCATTTAAAACTCAACATAAATAGTTGAGCATTAACAAAGGAGAAGCGAATGCAATTCGACGCAAACAAAGCGAACAACCTGATCATTATCAGCAAAGAAGAGGTGCCCGACTTCTGGCACGTGATTCAACCCGGCCTCAAGTACATGGTGGAAGAGAAGCGCAACCCTGACGGGTGGACACCAAAGATCGTGTTCGACGCGCTGTATCAAGGCAAAGCATCTTGTGTCTTTACATCAATCTTCCGCAGCGAAGACCCAAAGCTTGGCTACAAGAACCGCGATGCAGCTATCGAAGACAGTTGCGGATTCGGCATCGTGCAGGTTCTTGACGGCCCAGACGGCAAGGCATTCCACATCTGGATTGCGGTTAGCAACGACACGACAAACAAAGCGCAAGCACCATCAATCCTGACTACGTTTCATGACGAGGTTTGGCAGCTAGCTAAAGATGCTGGGTGCAAGTACATCACATTCGGCAGCAACCAGAAATGGTGGGCCGATCTAGCACCGCGTTTCGGCTTTGAAGTGCAAGAGGTTAAGTACCGCGTGGAGGTCAAGTGATGGAATACACATTGGCCGACCGAAACAAATACCACGCGCAGAAATGTGGGGCACGCATACGAGGCATCGACTTCAATCTCACATTTGATCAATGGTGGGATTGGTGGCAACAAACTAGAAAGTATCCGCAACGCGGAAAAGGTAAAGGGAAATACGTGATGGCTCGGTTCGGCGACATTGGCCCTTACGAGCTTGGAAATATCTACTGCTGCACTCATGGCGAAAACGTCACAGCAGCGCATAAGGGCGTTAAGCGGTCGCAAGCACATCGCGACAAACTCAGCGCAGCAAACCTTGGCAAGGTGCATGGGCCTCGTTCACAGGCAACGAAAGACCGTATCAGCGCCGCGCAAAAGGGGCGAGTATTCAGCGAAGAACATAAGGCGGCGATCCGCGCTGCTAAAGCAAAAGGAAAAAACTGATGGACGACCTAATCACAACAATCAACGGCTTGGCAACATACCCAAACATCACGGACCTGCACGCACTTGCCACGCAGATTCAAGCGTACAGCGCGAATGATCAACAGACCGTACTCGCAGCACTGACCAACAAACTGTTGGTGACTGACATCAAGCGATTGATGGGTGGGGATATTCCAACAACTATGTTCGGTCCAGCGATCACACCACCTGACGCTAGCACGGATGTTTGATGTGCAGGTTACGGCGAGGCTAGAAGCAGCAAGCCTGATCTTCGAGATTCAAGTAAGAGACGAAGAAGGCAATGACCTAACAGACCTATTCCGTTTTTACAGCAGGTTCGAGGAAGAGGACATTGGAAACCCTGACCGAATCGACGTAACCATAAAGAAGCGCAAGCAGTAACGAAAGCCACCGTCAGGTGGCTTTTTTCATTTGATGGCTCCGCTCGCTAAATAAATGTAACAACAAAACACGCTCGGATTGGAGAGCGGCAAGCAGCGGAAACCAAAGATGACAGAACTCACACAAGAGGCGCTAAAAAGCGTCCTGCATTACAGCCCAGAGACAGGGCTATTCACCTACCTCGTAGATCACAAGCGCCACAAAGCTGGCGACATTGCTAACGGCAAGACAGACGCTGGATATATCCAAGTGTCCGTGTTCGCTAAGAAATACTACGCACATCGCCTCGCGTTCTTCTACATGACAGGCGCGTTTCCCGATGCACTGGTTGACCACATCAACCGCGTTACGGCCGACAACCGTTGGTCGAACCTGCGTCCCGCTACTCCAGCACAAAACACTTTCAATAGCCGTCTCCGCAAGGACAACACAAGCGGCTATCGCGGCGTCTGCAAATCAGGCAACGAATTTTCCGCATACGTAACCTTTGAACGAAAGCGCCACTACCTCGGCAATTACAGCACGGCTAAAGAAGCTGGTGATGTCGCAGCGGCAGCACGCTTGAAGTTCTATGGTGAGTTTGCAGGCCCAACAACAACTACAAAAGGGGCATGACAAATGGCCTATCCATTTTACGCGGGTCAGACATTCAACTACCAAGGTTCGCTTACTTTTTTCTTCAACGCTAAGAGTGCGATCTCAGGTGACTCTACCCAGCAACCCGATTACAGCCAATGGGCGATCAACGCTTGGCTGTATGACCAAACAGGCGAAATCCTGATTGCGACTATCCCAGTCGCCAACGTTTCAAACACGCTAGTACCTGCAAGTAACGGCCTATACACGATGAGCGTGCCAGCTTCCGTTACAGCGCAATGGCCTATTGGCAAGGCCCAGCTAATCGTACAAGTCACAACCGACTCAGGGGCAGTAATTCCCACGGCTCCGCAATGGCTTCGAATCAAAGCACTACCAGGAATCAATCAATGAGTAACAACAACGACAACACACAACTCATATTCACGCTTGAAGGAGACCAGAACCAGCTAGTAGCTAACTTCGGTCCATTCTTGCCAATGCAGCTTCCAAACACGCTGCAAGATATGGTGAACACAATCGCTGATGCGCAAACATCAGTGCAAGGTGCGAGCGACGCCGCTAACACGGCAACAGCACAAGCCAACTTGGCTCAAGCTAGCGCGAACAACTCAGCAGCAAGTGCAGCACAGGCGCAAACATACGCGACTACGGCAACCACTCAAGCTTCTAACGCTTCTACTAGCGCAACGAATGCCCTTGGTAGCGCCAACGCGGCGAAGACCTCAGAGAACAATGCAAAGACATCTGAGAGCAACGCGAGCGCAAGCGCAGGAGCAGCATCACAAAGCCAAACAGCGGCAGCTACATCAGCCACGAATGCGGCTACAAGCGCAACAGCAGCAGCAAGCAGCGCGACAGCAGCTAGCGCAAGCCAAACAGCAGCGGCAGGTTCCCAGACAGCAGCAAAGACCTCTGAGACCAACGCTAAGACTTCCGAGACAAACGCGGGTAATAGCGCTACAGCGGCAGCAACAAGCGCAAGCACAGCCACAACTCAGGCAACGAATGCGGGTAACAGCGCAACAGCAGCGGCTACATCAGCGACTAACGCGGGCAATAGCGCAACGTCAGCTTCAACAAGCGCGAGCACCGCGACAACACAGGCGACTAACGCAAGCAACTCCGCAACAGCAGCGGCTACATCGGCAACCAATGCGGCAACTAGCGCGACAGCAGCGGCAGCTTCTGCAAACGGGCTTAACGGCATCGTAACTGTTCCTGTTACCTCATCAGCAATGACGCTGTCAACCGCGCAGTTTGGTAACGGCATGATCGTTTTCACTGGCGCTCTCACAGCGAACACAACAATCACTGTCCCTGCTACTGCTCACCCATTCATTGCTGTCAACAACACGACAGGCCTTTTCAGCCTGACGTTCGCAATGACTGGCGGTTCTAAGACAGTCGCTGTTCCACAAAGCAAAGCGGGTTCACTGTACTGCGACGGAACAACAGGAGTGGCCGGTGCATCATCAAGCACTTCAGGCTTGCAGTTCTCCAAGCATACGGAAGTCACTGCTGACACGACGCTTGATCTGACACATGCAGGTTCGATCGTAATTGTTAAAACGGCAGGCGTGTCAATCACATTACCCCTTGCAATCAGCTACCAAGCAGGCGCCGGTATTGTTGTTATCAACTATTCAAGCGGTGTGGTCTATGTAAAAACACAAGGAACAGATGCGACGGACTTAGGCAACTGGGTCAATCTGGCCGTCTGCGACAACATGTTTTACGAGTCAACCGGTACAACTGCTGCATTGGCCTCAGGCAATGTGAACTGGAAGATTGCAGGCTACAGTAACTGGTTTTCACCAACATACTACGGTTTGACACTGGCTAGTGGCGCACTGAAATTCCCAGACGGTACGACTCAGTCCACGGCAAACAGCACAACCGCACCAACAAGCACGCTTTACACACCTGCTGCAAGCGCGACAAAGATCGTCACAAGCGGTTATAACGTAGGCTTCGTTCAGGTCTACCAAAATGGCGTGCGCCTTGTATCTGGCAGCGACTATACGGCAACTGACGGTACTAACGTCAATCTGACAGTAGCGGCAAGCGGGACTGACCAATACGAAGTGCTGACGCGAGTCACATACACGCCATCAATGGCAGTGCAACCAACTTCCGTTCAATACACGCCAAGCGCAGGTGCTACGTCAATTACCGTTTCTCCATACTCCGTAGGCTACGTTGATCTGTATATGAACGGTACACGTCTGTTGAAGGGTATCGACTTCACAGCTACAGACGGCACGACTATTCAGTTCAACGGCTTCACAGCAGCGGCAAACGACTCCTTTGAAGTTGTTAGCCAAACACCAGTTGCGGTAAGCGGGATGCTTCCGCTGATTGGTGGAACGTTGACAGGGAACTTGGGCTTTAGCGCAACTGGCGCTCGCATTACTGGTGATTTCACAAACGCAACAAGCAACAGCCGCACACTATTTCAATCATCAACAACTGATGGTGTGACGTCAGTCGGTGCTATTCCTAACGGCGTTGGCACTACAGCTCAGTTCGCGGCTTACAACAAACCAGACACGACAAACAGCGTGGCCGCTCGTATGGGCGTCAATGCAGCCGGTGTCTATTTGGATTCGTATGCTAATGGCTCAGCAACCGCAATGGCTTTGCAATTACAAATTGGCAGCGGCCCAAAGCTTACGATTGAACCCACATACGGCTTTGTTGGTATTGGTAAAACACCACTTGGCACATCAAGCTCATCACACGGCCGTTTGCAGGTTCAAGGCGCGATCAATGCAGAAGGTTACGATGGTAGCGGCAATGGCGGTCAAATTCGATGGATGAATAACAACGCAAGTGGTTATGCATCATTTTTCCGAGATGACGGAAGCTCTTGTTACCTGATGCAGTCAACGACTCCATACGGCAACTTTGACACTAAGCGACCGTTTGTCTTTACCCACACTACTGGAAACGTGGGTATCGCAACTGATAACACGTCATACACGACAATCGGTTCGCAAGGCATTTTATCGTCAGCAGCTTTGAGTATTTCAGGTATCGGTGGTGGTTACACTCTGGGCTTGCGTAATTCAGCATCAACCGGTGGTTCACTGTGGGCAATTGGTCCCGATGCATCAAACAGCTTTGTGGTTTACAACCAAGGAGCAACTGGTTGCTACATTGTCAACGGCGGAGCGTCATGGGCGTCAAACTCTGACGAGCGACTGAAGAACGTCCGCAGCCAAATTACTGGCGCTCTTGACGCAGTTGGTTCGCTGCAAACAATGCGTTATACATGGAAGGAAGACGACGATTACAACACGGCAATGAATTTGCCTGATGACTCACGCGTCTACGTTGGTTTGATTGCGCAAGAAGTACAAGCCGTGTTGCCAGAAGCTGTTTCAACAGCACCAAACGGTTATCTGGGTGTTGAATACTCTACAGTGGTTCCGCTAGCTCTTGCTGCCATCAAAGAACTTAAGACTGCGAAGGAAGCGCAAGACGGCGAAATCGCAGCAATGAAACAACAAATATCAGAGCTAGTGGCAGCAGTCGCAGCTTTGCAGTCAAAACAAGGATAAGAATAAATGACATCGCAAGCTTATAACGCGGCTCGCGAAGTGGACATCTATGCGGGTGTCCCCTTCTCAAACCGCAATTACATCGTTGATGGCAACTTTGATAGTTGGATCAACTCTTCAACCGTACTCGGTGTGGCTGGATTCAACAACAACAGCGCCACCATGTATTACAACTATGCGGGTCAAGCGGGAAACGCGACTATCACTCGCACGTCATGGCCTATGGGCACTGAGCCTGTCGGGATGACGTCACCAACGGTCAATTACCTGAGCCACCAGCAAACAGTCACATCGACCGGTACGGTAGCAAACGGACTGGCGCCGTACATGAACGGGCGCGTTGAATCAGTACGCACGTTATCAGGCCGCTCTGCCACATTCAGCTGCTGGTTATGGGTCGCATCTGGGACACAAACAATCACCAACGTGCTGATGCGTCAAGGCTTCGGTACAGGCGGTTCACCGTCCGGGACAGTTATTATCGACCCAACAGTGAACTGGGTTGTAACGACCACACCACAACGTTTTTCGGTACGTGTAGATTTCCCAAGCGTAGCCGGTAAAACATTTGGCACGGATGGTAAGGACTGCTTGTATATTGGTATTTGGTTCCCGACGACATCAGGTTATACGATCAACACTTCACAGTGGCAACTTGAAGCCTGCTCAGCAAATGCCCCAGCGGTAGGTTTGCCTACTGCGTTTGAGTATCGCGGTGCGCAAGCAGAAATCGCTCGTATTCAACGTTATTTTCAAAGTGGTGCTACTGGTTGGGAATTTCCCGGACCAGCGACTGGGACCTATTCATGCGCTCAATGGGTGACGCTGCCAGTAATCATGCGCGGTGCTCCAAATATCGTAATGGGAACGCCATCAGAAAACTCGGTTGCCGGTACTATTAGCGTTGGGCCAGTCAATGCAGGTTCATTCCGTTATTTTTCAAATAACGCTGGTTCAGGCACTACGCTGTACACCAATTCGTACACGGCCGACGCTCGCCTATAAATAAATCACATGGAGGGCAAACTGCCCTCCCTAACAGAATAAGAATAATAATATGGCAAGTACTAATGCTAACAACACGGCGCACGCTGTTGACACGTTAAACAACCAAACCATTGGTGGAGTCAAGACCTTCACTGGCGCTAACACTATCATCAATGGCGGAGTCTATGCATACGGTGGGGTGATCGAACTTGGTTCATCAACTGGTGCATCAACACCCTTCATCGATTTCCATACAACCGCAGGCGCTAACGATTACGATTCGCGCATCATCGCAACCGGTGGCACTGCTGGTACAAATGGACAGGGGATTCTAAACTACACAGCGGGCGGCGGTCACGTCTTCACTGGCAACACACAATTTACGAATTCGTTTATAAAACTCTACAGCGCCACTAGCTTGAGTGGCTACCTTTACTTGACCTCAAGTAGCGGCAGCTACAGCCCATTCTTGCGTAGCAATAGCTCAACGGCTGGTCAATACTGTGTCGAAGTTGTGAATTCGGCTAACACTAACGTGAACTTTACCGTGTTTGATGACGGGCGTGCGACTGTGCGCCAGACACTGAACATCGGTAATGCGGTCAACGCCAACAAGACGATTATTGGTCAATTCGGACCTGGCTATGGTGCGGCGATTGTTTGCAACCCAATCGTTGATGGCGCGACTGCTTTAATCACAACATCAACCGGCGGCGCAACAGCAGGTTCGATCGTGATTAACGGCACGACCACCGCGTATAACACCTCGTCAGATTATCGAATCAAGTCCAACTACGCGCCTATCACTGGTGCTCGTGACACTCTTAACCAGATCAAGTTTTACAACGGCAACATCGAAGAAGTCGCTGATAAGGTCGATTACGTGATCGCGCATGAGTTGCAAGAGGTCTTGCCGTTTGCAGTACACGGCGAGAAGGATGCAATGGGTATTTGGACGCCGATCTATCGTGAAGGGTTCGATCCAACACAAGCGGAACCTACAGCGGACGACATCGTTGATGTTAAGCAGGATCGCGAGTTGCAAGCAGTGGACTACTCCAAGCTGATTCCACGTATCGGCGCAGCAGTGCAGGAGCAGGATGCAGTGATCGTCACACTGCAAGCTCAAGTGGCAGACCTGCTTGATCGCATCGCAAAGCTGGAAGCGAAGTAAGCGCAGCAGCAGCGTGTCACCACTAAGGGAGTAGCCAAAAGCTGCTCCCTTTTTTCATTGGGGCGTCACTTGGTTGTTGATCCTACCAACCATGTCTTTAGACTGGTTTTGTGGCAAATAACTTAGGAAAACAAACCATGTCTTACGAACTCCCCCGCGCAGCAAAGTTGTTGAAGGAAGTTGAGAGCAAGTACATCGGCTTTGGTGTTGGTCGCACGCACAAGGTTGGCAAGAAAGTAAAAGTGCAGCGGTCCCCCGCAGATCCCGGCCTGTTCATTATTTGGTTTGGCAAGACCGAGATTGCAAAGATCGACGCGCTGGAACTGACCAGCACAGTCCAGTACACCGACGGACGGGAGCAACTGTAATGCATATCGTCCGCCTCGCTAACTGGATCGATACACACGACCGTCCGCACCCCACGCTTATCAATGAAGACGGCACGCTTACTGTGTTCTCTGTTGAAGTTTGCGAAGGGGTTGCACACGTAGTTTCTGATGTTATTCCCGCAACGATCAACGATGCACGCGACCTGCTTGGCTACTAAGGAGACCAACATGGAAAAGCAACTTTCGATGACACCCGATGCAATCCGCAAACGCGAGAAGCGTGCTGCTGAGAAAGCACCTACTCCCGCGGAAGACGCAACGACCATTATCAAAGTAGGTCATGCGCTGTTGCATCACAGGGATGGCAGTGTCACTAAAGACAGCATCTGGGGCATTGCACGCATTGGCAAACACCTCGTGAAGTTCTATGGTCGTCGCGGAGCAACACCCCGCTTTCGCATTGAAAAGGATGATGGGCTTGCAGATGCGCTCGCAATGTTCGAGCACAAGAAGAACGGAACCGACTCAAAGAAGCTAGTGCATCTGGAACTTGATGCTGCCGCACAGCTTGAGCTACTTGGCGCTGACTTCATGACGGTACTGTCCGCAGCGTTTTACAAAGCAGTGCTGGAAGGCAAAGTTGATCGACGCGCTGTTGAAGAGTAAGGAGCTAACAATGCACAATTTCACAATCCTCTACGGCGATGCCGAGATTGCACACGCAGAAGCAGAACGTTTCGAAGACGCACGCGAGCAAGCACTGGACGATGCACGCAACTCGTTCTTTGCAGCAGTGCTGGAAGACTGCACGTTTGTAGCGACTCACCCGACCAGCGTAATCAGCAGGATCGAAGGTCCGCTGTTCCTGTAAAAACACGCTGCACAAACAACGAAGGGGCCGTTCGGCCCCTTCGTTTTGCTCCGGCAACCCTAGCCTTTCACCCTGCAGATTAAGTGAAGTACCTTTGCACCCGGACTGTTCGGTGGGAAAGACTCATAGACCGGTGCACTTTCAATCATACTGCTTGGTGATGGTAGACGAACATCACCGTGCCCTGTTGCGCTAACAAACGCAATCCGAGCAGATTGCTGCGTTTCACAGTTAGCGACATTGTGGTATGCGGACACCATCTTGAAATCGTCGGTACTGTCCGCCAAGACCATTTTCTCCCAGTAGGAGACTTTTGCGCCATTGCGTTCGAACGATCCCGACTCGTACCAATAGTCAGCATACGCCGTCTGTCCCGCAGTCTGCGACCGTAGAAGATAGACCCAGTTTCCATCGAACGCGGTCGTGTCAGCGTAGACATTGGTGGACAGCGCGACCAACACACAGCAAACTGCCTTTTTCATTCCCCGCCTCTTCTCTATTTTTTGTGCTCATGCATTTTATCCGATCTTTGCGGCCAGTTCCTCAGGCGTTGTGTGGTAGTAACGCGCAAGCATCTTTGGGTTGCTGTGTCCCGTCACTGCACTTAACTCGATGACGTTAGGCAGCTTCTTTGCTAGTCGTGTTGTCGCCATGTGCCTGAGATCATGGAAATTAAAGTCTTCGATACCTGCACGCTTACACAAGCGCCACCAAGCACTGTCCACCACATACGAACTGATCGGGAACACGCGCTTATCTATACGCGGCATGGCATCGATAATCTGAACAGCTTTGGTACTCAGAGGAACTGTGCGCGACTTGCCGTTTTTAGTAATGGGAAGATGTGCGGTACGTCGTTCCAAGTCCACTCGATCCCATGTGAGCTTCAATAGCTCCCCGCGCCGCATCGCTGTTTCCAGAGCGACTTGCACTAGTGGATACAGAACGGGATTGCGCCTTGCATGGCTACCGGGGCGAAGCTCATGCAATAAGACGACCAACTGCTCGTCGGTAAGTAAGCGGTTTCTGCCCGGTGGGAGTTTGGGCTTTTTGACCTTGTAGCACGGGTTCTCGACCTTCAGACCCCACTCTCTGCAAGCGTGATTAATGATGCCCTGAATATTGGCAAGCTCACGCGCAACCGTTGCTGGACTTACTTCTTCTATTCGTTCGTCTCTGTACTGTGCGACAACTGTTGGGGTCAGGTTATAAACGCTGTACTGCCCTATCCAGCTTTTCGCTATCTTGCCGAGCCGAAAGTACTCGCTTCGATTGTCGTAATTACGCTTTGGTATTTCAACGTTCCTATAACGCTCCACAAGGTCTTTGAACAGTATGTCCTTGGCCTCGGAAGCGTCTACAAACGTGCGGCTGTACATGGCGGCCTCTACTTCAGCCGCCCATGCTTTTGCCTCTGCGTGCGAATTGAACGTTTTGTTTTGCTTGGGATAACCCTTTACCGCGATGCGTGCGAGCCACTTGTCTCCACGCTGTACGAAGCTAGCCATATGATCCTCAGTTGCACTCTAGTTGCACTTTCGAGGAAATTTCGGCTGGAAACTTGAGCTAAACCCTTGTTTATTAAGGTGAAAAGCAAGGTCCACTAACGTCGCAGTTGATGCACTCGTCGGTAATCATCAAGGCCATGCTTCTCTCACTTCACGCCGGCTGAAACCGGCTTAATCCGTCAAGCCGACAGTTTACGCCGGTTACGGTTGCGCCGCCGAAGTGCCGCCGTCCGG